ATATCAAAGTCAAGGACAAAATGCATTGGCAATTGGTTATAATGCGGGATTTCAAAACCAAGGACAAAATGCTATATCTATGGGTTATTATGCAGGAGGAAATAATCAAGGACTATATTCAGTGGCCATGGGTTATTTTGCAGGAAAATATACTCAAGGATATTATGCCATAGCTATAGGTCTTCAAGCAGGACAAAGTAATCAAGGAACCAGTGCTGTGGCCATAGGTTATCAAGCAGGATATTATGCTCAAGGAAGAAATACTATAGCCATGGGAAATCAAGCAGGATATGGAAATCAAAGAGAAAATGCTATAGCCATGGGTAATGGTGCAGGATATTATGCTCAAGGACTAAATTCTGTAGCTATAGGTACTGTAGCAGGACAATATTATGCAGGATATTATGCAGTTGCAATAGGTATATCTGCAGGACAACGTAATCAAGGATCAAGTGCCATAGCTATAGGTTTTAATGCAGGAGCAAGTTATCAAGGAACAAATGCGGTTGCCATAGGTGTTCAAGCAGGATATCAATCTCAAGGACAAAATTCTGTTGCAATGGGAAATCAATCAGGACAATATAGTCAAGGACAAAACTCTGTTGCCATGGGTTATTATGCAGGAAATCAAACTCAAGGACCAAATGCTGTAGCTATAGGTAATTCTGCAGGATATCAAAGTCAAGGATCAAATGCGGTTGCCATGGGTTATAAAGCAGGAACTTATGATCAGGGTCAAAATGCTGTGGCTATGGGTAATGGTGCAGGATATTATGCTCAAGGAACAAATGCGGTTGCACTAGGATATTTTGCAGGAAATCAAAGTCAAGGACAATATGCAGTTGCACTAGGATATTTTGCAGGACAACAAAGTCAAGGAATTTCTGCAATAGCTATGGGTCTAAGTGCAGGAAGACAAAGTCAAGGACAAGGTGCTATTGCCATGGGTCAAAATTCAGCACTTCAAAGTCAAGGATATTATGCTATTGCAATGGGTAATAATTCAGGACAAAAAACTCAGGGAACCAATGCCATAGCCATAGGTAATACTTCAGGATATTATGGTCAGGGAACCAATGCATTAGCGCTAGGTCAGAATGCAGGACAAAATAATCAAGGTCAAAATGCAATTGCCATCGGTCAACTTGCAGGACAAATTAGTCAAGGAATCAATGCCATAGCTATTGGTTATAGAGCAGGACAACTTAGTCAAGCAGCAAATAGTATAGTCATCAATGCATCTGGAGCAGTTCTAGCAGGTGCAACTGCCAGTGCCTTTTATGTGAATCCAGTGCGTCAAGTGAGTGCGGGTGTAACCGCAGCAGGTTATCCTATGTTTTATAATACCACATCAAAAGAAATAGTGTATAATGTAGCCAAATCCTTTATCATCGACCATCCTCAAAAACCTGAATCACATTATTTGGTACATGCTTGTCTTGAGGGTCCCGAAGCAGGGGTGTATTATCGTGGAAAAGGTACTATTATAAACGATTATGCAACAGAAATCTTTTTACCCGACTATGTCGAGTCCTTAGCAACCAATTTCACTATTCAAATCACACCTATTCGTTCCCAAGGAAGTGAAGGTAAAATATATGAAACATCTGAAGTTGAAAACAATGCATTCCAAGTATACGGACCCAATGGCAGCTTCTTTTGGCAAGTCTATGGAGAACGCGATCCTGTCCTAGTAGAACCACGTAAAGATCAAATTCAAGTATCAGGTGATGGGCCTTATAAATACATTTAAGGTATCAAAAAATAATATCCAATAGGTTGTCAATAGGTTGTCAATAGATTATTACTAGACGGAGAGAGAAAGATAAAAACATAAACAAACAATTATTATATTGAGATAAATAATTCAATATAAAAATTCAATAAAAAAATTCAAACACAACATTAAAACATTTTCACCTTTTCTCTCAAATTCTCAAAAATAGAAGTAAAAATACTCCTATCCAATTCTGAATAACATATTATTTTTCGCAATTTGGGATCGATTGGAATGATCATACCATGTTTCAATATATTTCTCGGTGCTTCAGTATTGCAAATATGCAATCCAACATTTTCCACGTTGCTTTTGAATGTTACAGGAAGTAGATACAATAAATTGAAAATGATTGTGTTATGAATTTTGTTTTGAGATAAAAAGGAAATATATTTTTGTAAATCTAAATGAACAATTCCTTTTTCCAATTTCATTTCACATGATGGAGAGAAAACGACAAATTGATAATAAGAATTTTCCTGATTTCTCTCGATATATTTTTCAACATTGGTAAATGTATTGGGATCCCCATCATATACTATAACAATATAAGGAGTGCTAGGAATATATAATTCAGTTGGAACCGATTTTTCAACCATTTCATTTTTCAATTGATTCAATTGATTTAATTGATTCAAGTGAGTATAAATAGTATGCCAACTAGAAACAAGATTATAAAATTCTACATCAGTTTTATGGTGACTCAAAAATAATTCACATGCAGATTGACCCAATTCATATTCATTGTATCCATAACACAATTCTGCCAAATATTTTGGTAAAAAATAAAAACTCAAGGTAGGTTTCAAACTGAACTGACAATGCACTGGATAGCCTATTTCAAATGCCTTTTTAAAATATGAAAAGGCAATGTTAATATTTCTCTCAAAATAATAATGCATTCCAATAAAATACATGGCATCTGGACGTGAAGGGTCCAATTCATAACATTCTTTATAAAGATTGAATGCAATATCCCATGACATATTTAATTTGTATTTAGCAATTCTTGCTGCTTCAAAGAGAGAATCGACTCGTTCTTGCACATATCCTTTGTCTTCATGATATGCTCTTTTCAAAAAATAGGTATATGCCAATTCTGGTTTTTGTAATAAGTTATAGGTTTGTGCAATGTAATACAAGTGTCTAGAATTATCTGGTTCCAATTCTGCTTCTTCTAATAATATTCTCAAATCGTATTCTTTTCTCTCGTTAGTGCGATTATTCATATATTCATTTGTAAAATCATTTATTTTTGCCAATTGAATAGGAACTATCGCATTGATATTGTTTTTGTGTTCTATTATTTCATGCAATCGATAAATGTATCTTAATTTACGATCTGTTTTCAGTATGCGGTTGGAACTATATTCCATATCATTGCTTTTCACATACATACTGAGAGAATCTGTAAATTGATCGTCGCGATTATTATGCAAAAAAGCTTTTAAATTGCCTTCTACTACATAAGTATCATCCAACATGATAGTATATTTGCAATTCGTTCCCGCCAAATCCAAGAGACGATTTCTAGAATCACGGAAATTGAGAAAGGGTTCTTGATACAAGTTGCCTTTTTTCTTCCCAACCAGCACTTTCTTGATGATGTCTATTGTATTGTCTGTGCTACCCGTATCCAAAATGGTCCATCTATCAATAATAGGCAAATTTTGAGTCAACATGTTTTCAAATTGATCCCCTGCATTTTTCACCATGATGCATAAATGGATTAAATTGTCATAATTCAATATTCTCTCGGTAGAATCTAAATAATAATAAAATTCCTTTTTGAAATATTCATAATAATTCACAGGCAAATACAAATACAAGTTTGTATTAGAGATAGAATAATACATGGGAATGGATTTTATCAATTCTTCATTTGATAATGTAAGAATAATAGGTAAACCATTTTTACTATTAATAATATTGGACCAATCTATGTTTTCATATTCTGTGAATATAATAAGATTATTGTATTGTAAATTTTGGAATTGAATATTGTCGATGAAATGAATATTTTTACATTCATGTGTTTCAATATTTCTCTCAATATTGTTTCGATGAGTCATGTTTTCCTCTGAGAAATCATATTTGTTATCAAAATAGACGAAAATAGTATCAAAATGGGGTGAACATTGAATAGGAACAAATCCTCCATGTGTTGGATTAATACATAATAATGTATTGCCTTGTTTATAAGTATTTTCCAACGTTTTTTTTGAAGAAAGGGAATCGATTTCTTCAATTGAAAAATAAACCTTTTGTTGATTTTCTGCTTGTTGAATATCTGATTTTTCAAAGGAATGTTCTATTGGAATAGGATGAATAATTTTTTCTTCATTTTTTGAAAAGTCATTCAAAGAGGGAGGAAGTAATTCGTTAAGGAGAGAACTGATTCTCTCGAAATAACCGACTTTTTCCGGTAAAATTAATACAGGAAAAGTAGAATTCGAAATAATATTGAATTCATTCTCTCCGACCTGATACGATTTTTTATTTATGTCAACTATTTTGTTTTCAGACATGTAATAAATTTATAATACATACATTTATATTGTTTTTTAAGATATAAATGTATTTCATTGATATTTCATTGATATTTCATTGATATTTCATTGATATTTCATTGATATTTTATAGTGCTTATTTTTCAAAATTCGTAGATTTCTTCTTCAGATTCTGCTTTTTTTAATGATTCTATACCATGATTATATTTGAATTCAGCAGAAGTATTAGTTAAAGGTCTACACAATTCAATATATTCATCAAATGATTGAGTGCGTTTAATTGGTTGTGAATTTTTTTTTGAACCTTTGGCTATAAAAACAGAATGTTCATCGTCTTTATCCAATTCATCATTTATATCACTATCATCATCATCATCATAATCCCCGTAATTTTCACTTGAATCGTATTGCATATTTACACTGATTATATCAGATAAAGATGATGTAATGGATATCAAATCAGGCAAATCATCATATTCACTATTTTCATCATTTTTGTCATCTTCTTCATTTGTTTCTTCATTGGTATCTTCATCGGTATCTTCATCGGTATCTTCATCGGTATCTTCATCTGTTTCATCATTGGTATCTTCATTGGTATCTTCATTTGTTTCATCATCAGTATCTTCACCATTTTCAGTATCTAGAAAATGATTGATGATGTAATTATCTTCTTTTAATTCAATTTCATCTTTTTCTGTCAAAGAAATAAAATTGAAGTTCTGATCAATGATGATTAAAGAATAGGTAAAATTTATATCATCAAATAACCGACCATATTGTTTCAAAAGTAAATATTGAATAATATATTGATTTATTTTATTGCCTGCTACAAAATAGTTTTCATAAATAGACGATAATTGAATCATGTATTCTTTGTCTCCTATTTTGACTGATGTATTAATAAATTTAAAATTACATTTTTTATAGTCAAAAGAAGAAGGAATTTCTTTAAAATAAATAATTTTATGGATTGGATTTTTTGGAGAAAACAAATTAACTTTTTCATCATTTAGATCTAGGGGTGGAATATCTGAATAGATAATAAAATCAAAAAAAAGAGGCGGATTTTTTAATAAATCTAGATAAGAACAACTATTTATACATAAATTAAATTTCACTATATCCACATTGTTTTTGTATTTTTGTTGATAATATATTTTTGCTAGTTGATTTAAATAATAATTTATTAGAGTATTTGTTCTTACTTTGTCCGCTATTTTTATTATTTGTTGTTCCAAAACAGAATATTGATAAATGAAATAATATCCTAATTCCATCATTTTTTCTTGATATTCAATTGGATATGCTAAATATAAAAAAAGATTTGTTGCACTAATGGTTAAAAAGGTAAACAAATACATAATAATAATATAAATGTATTTGTTTTTATATTGTTTTGTTATTGTTTTTATTCTTCAGTCTTTTGCATATGTAAGAATCTCAAAACATTTTTTGAAAGGGTCCAGATTGATATGCAGGAGAAGAATTATAAATTGATGGTGACATAGTGGTAGTAGTTTGGGATGGATTTATATTGGCATTAGAATATGCTTGTTGTTGTTGTTTTTGAATAAAGGATTGAATATATGAGTTAAAATCAGGTGATGAAGTATTGTTATTTGTATCTTCAGAAGATGATGTCGGTTTAATAAGAGGAGTTGTAATAGTAGCAACTTGTAAATTTGGATTGGAAACAAGACAATTTATTTTTCCAGTATTTTTGTCAAATCCAAAAGAATATAATAACATAAAAGTAATAGTTGTCATCATAATAAAAGGGATACTTACAAGTAACCAAGCAATAATACTTAAATTTTGCATACACAACATTTGCAGTAAAAAGGTAATCATAAATACGACAAATGTTTTCGTGATTGCATTATTGTAATATTTGTTATAAATATCAAAAAAAATTTCAATTATACTAAATACAAAATAAATTAAAGCAGGTCCACATAAAAACATCATAATAAATATTCTATTACACTATATAAATATTTTTATTTGCATATAGTTGTATACTTTAATAAAAGGTAGGTTTTCCATTTTTCAAAATTCCTATTTGGTTACCACATTCTCCTTCTGAATCGATTTCATAAATAGGACCTTTTTTCTCATTAGTAATGTAATATTTTTTGTCGTTTATTTCAAATTCAAATACTTCTTCTTCCTCCTCCTCCTCTTGTTCTTCTTCTTCTTCCTCTACCTCTTCTTCTTCTTCTTCCTCCTCCTCTTCTTCCTTTTTAGCGAGTTTATCCTTTTCATTCTCTTTTACATCCTCTTCTTCCTTTTCATTCTGTTTTACCTCTTGCTCTTCTTCTTCCTCCTCTTCTTCTTCTTCTTCTTCCTCTTCTTCCTCTTCTTCCTTTTTAACAAGTTTATCCTTTTCCTCCTCTTCTTTTTCATCTTCCTCCTCTTCTTTTTCATCTTCCTCCTCTTCTTCTTCTTCTTCCTCCTCTTCTTCTTCCTCTTCTTCTTTTACATCTTCCTCCTCTTCCTCTTCTTCTTCCTCCTCTTCATTCTCTTTTAAATGAGGGACGATATCTTTTGTTTCTTTTACATGATTTTCTACAAGAGGAAGTTCTTCAATTTTCAAAATAATATTGTCTTTTTCTTTTTCTACATCTTTTGTCAAATCTACATCATCTATCAATTCAATGACTTCTGTTTTAACAGAAACTTTTTTACAAGTTTGTGCATTCAAAACTACAACATCTTGATTGTCACAAAGATCAATTGTTTCGTATTGTTTTTTTAAATTGTCCAATTCATTTTCATAATATGTTACTTTGCTTTTATAAAATTCCAATTGTTCATGTAAACTTTGATGTGTAATATCATACCAAATTTTTTTCAAACCCGATTGAATAACATTGCTTACATTGCTCAAAAGAGGATTCATTTCAAATTGACTGATTTGATTATTGGTAGATGAGTTCATTTTACGAATAGTAGTTGGATTATTATAGTGATAATTATTTAAATTATTTATGAAATATAAATCAATTATTTTTTGCAAGTATAAAAAGAAAAAAAGAAAGAATAAAAGAATAAGGAAAAAGGAATATAAAAAATATATTGTGTAATTAAAATATGGAGAACGACGACGTTATTCAAATTGATAGTTCTAATTTATCAGAAACAAAAGATAAAATAGAAATGATAATACGTCAAACGGATTATGACGAAGAAACGGCCAGAAAAAAACTCACAGAATACAATAATGATTATTTGAAAGTGATCAAATCCTATTTTGGAATAGAAGACAAAATCAAGGAAAACCCAACAAAAATAAAATCACTGAATCAGGAAATATATAGACAAATAAGACATAAAATGGATTATTCTATTCAAGATTATAATAAAAAACAAGAAATAAAATTACAAGATGAAATAAGTAAATTACATGACCAAGACAACTTATGAAGAAAACATTCCAAATTTTTCATTCATTATATTATTTTTAGTCTGTGCACCTTTTTGTGCTCGTTTTTTGACTTGATAATTATTTGAAGGAATAATCTTATTATTAATAATAAATTCATCATTGTCTTCATGAAATTCAGGCAATATACGTGTCAATGGTTTGTCTACTATTAAAAACAATCGCTCACTTTTTAAAAGAGCCCTGTATTCCTGAATGGTCAGATTACCATAGTATTTGTCCAACATATAATATGGGTTGGGTGCAGGTTTGATATTCTTATTATATTTATAAATTTTTGAATAAATATGATTCAGTAAATAATATCTCTCAAATTTAGTAGAACTATCAATATGTTCTTGCATCAAATAAGCCACTGCACATTCTGGGGTGCAAAAACAACCATAGACTTCATATGTATCCTTGATATAATGTTTGGGTATATAAATGGCAGGATTATCAAAATTATAGGAACACCAAAAACAACAAGATTTTTTGTCTGAAACATCATTGATATGCAATTGATGTTCTAAAATTTTTAATTTGTTCCACATTTCTTTTGATTCTTTGTCTTTGTCGACATCATCACATATGACTATTTGTTTTGTAGGTTGATTCACATTTTCCAACATATACGATTCATCTTGTTGCAAAGAACCATTTTTAAAATCATTAAATGTATATACATTGTTTATATCATTTGCATATACATCATAAGACAAGTCGTTTTTTGCATTGGAAAAATGAAAAGGTTCTATAACATAATTATCATTATTTATTTGCAAATCTTTCATTGAGCATTTTAAATGTAATATAATATTTGGTTTATTTTCCTTTTGAATATTCATTTGCAAATTTTGTTGAATAATTTTACCTCCTTTGGGTTTTCTACCTCTTTTTTTAGATAATTTATTTTGTTCTTGTTCTTGTTCTACAATATTTTCAGTTGGTTCTGTAGTGACAAATGTTTCGACCATAGTAGGGATGTTGATATTCGTTTCTTCTATAGATGAATCCAACAATGATTCCAATGCTGTTTTAGCATCTTCATTGGTTTTTGAGAGAACCGAATTTGAATTTTTTGTCGATTTTATCGTCGACTTTGTTGTCGATTTTATCGTCGACTTTATCGTCGATTTTGATTTGGATTGTTTTTTTTTAGATTGTATATTTTCGGATTGTATATTTTCAGTATCTGCAACAATAGGTTCTATTTCTTTTTCTATTATTTGAACACATATATTTTCTTTGATAGATTCTACCTTTGCTTCTACTTTTTCTTCTACTTTTTCAGTTGCTTCTACTTTTTCATTTGTTTTTATTTTGGTTCGTTTACCTTTTTTTTGTTTTTCATTTACGTTATTCATGTTTTTATAGAGAGAAATCATAGAAAATTTTTAAATCGTTTTCATATATTATATAGTGTCTTGCAGAAATAGACTGAAACAAAAAACATACATAAAAACATACGTAAAAACAAAAAAAAGAAAATATACTCTATTACATAATGTTTTCAGAATCTACAACCCCGCACATATCAGAAAATATGTATCAACCCAAGAATATTTTAATCACGGGAGGTGCAGGATTTATTGCTTCTCATGTGATTATCCTTTTGGTAAAAAAATACCCAGATATAAAAATAATCAATTTAGACAAACTAGATTATTGTTCTTGTATTGAAAATTTACAAGAAATAGAATCTCTTCCAAATTATAAATTTATAAAAGGAAATATATGTTCCAGTGATCTTATAAAACATATATTGCATTCGGAAAAGATTGATACGATAATGCATTTTGCATCCCAAACGCATGTAGACAATTCGTTTGGTAATTCTTTTGCATTTTCTGAAAACAACATCATTGGTACTCATGTATTATTGGAATCCGCAAAAACATGCAATATACAACGTTTTATTCATGTGAGCACTGACGAAGTCTATGGAGAACAACAATTGAATCAAGAAGCCATGTTGGAAGAACATATTCTAGATCCAACCAATCCTTATGCAGCAACCAAAGCAGCGGCGGAATTTTTAGTCAAATCATATCACCATTCTTTTCGATTACCTACCATCATCACACGTGGAAACAATGTTTATGGTCCTCATCAATATCCAGAAAAACTCATCCCTAAATTTATCAATTTGTTGTTGAGAGAAAAACCACTTACCTTGCATGGAAATGGAAAAAACAAACGAAATTTTTTATTTGTAAAAGATGTTGCCAGAGCCTTTGAAACCATTTTATTCAAAGGTAAAATAGGAGAGATTTACAATATAGGAGGAACTAATGAGTATGAAAATATTGATGTAGCAAAACAATTGATCAAATTGGCAGGTAAATCTGCAGAGGAAAAAGAATATATAACCTTTGTAGAAGATCGAGTATTCAATGATTTACGTTATCATATCAATAGTGAAAAGCTGATGAAATTAGGATGGAGAGAGAATGTAGCCTGGGAAGAAGGAATCAAAGACACATTTGATTGGTATAAAGAACATTCAGAACGTTATAAAAACATTGATTCGGCATTGATAGCCCATCCCAAATTTACTTTATGAGCAATTTTCAAGTCATAGTTGACGGATTCGTCTTTTCATAACAATTTCTGCAAACGGGTAAATAATTGTCTGAACCAATCAATGTTTGTTCTCTCTGTGTAGACAAACGGAGTGAAAAGATGGCAGGTTCTCCGTTTTTACACATGCCACACAAAGCCGACAATTTGGTAATTTTGTCGCAAAGAGGAATCAAATCCAATATTTGACCGAATTTTTTTCTCTCAAAATCGCCATCCAATCCATATATATATATTTTCTTTTTGTTTGCAAGCATGAAAAGAACATATTCATACAAATCTGGATAAAATTGGGCTTCGTTAATCAAAACTACTTTTGCTGATTGTAATACTGGATCCTTCCATATATCGGATATTCTCTCGGTTTGCATACAAGGAATCATAATTTTGTCATGTGTGGAAAGCATAGTATTGTCATATCGTGTATCGGATGTGTGATTGATCACGGCAACAGAAATATTACAAAAGACAAATTTGCGATAAATTTGAATGAGAGAACTAGTTTTTCCAGAATACATGGGTCCAATAAATAATTCTAGATAGGCATAGTCTATATTATTTGACATCAGTCTAGTGATTCTATATAATAAAAGAAAAATGAGTTTAAATATTTATTTTATAAAGATATAAATATTCAAAAAGAATGAGTTTTGTACCCTTTGTTGAAAAATACCGGGGAAAAAAGATAGACGATATAGTCTTGGACCCGTATAATAAAAAAATTATCAATAATATATTGGAAACATCTTATTTTCCCAATCTTTTGTTATGGGGACCACCAGGAACGGGAAAAACGACAACTATTATCAATTTGGTGAATGCTTATCAAGAGAAAAATCATCAGTTGAACAAAGGATTAATGATTCATTTCAATGCAAGTGAAGAGCGTTCCGTGGAAATCATAAGAAATCAGGTAAATCAATTTGTCAATTCCAACACATTGCTAGGGGAAGGTATGAAATTCATTATATTGGATGAGATTGATTACATGACAAAAAATGCACAACAAGCATTAAAACAATTGTTGCAAAGTTATTCAAGTTCTGTTCGTTTCTGTTTGATTTGCAATTATATCAGTCGAATTGATGAAGGATTACAAAATGAGTTTGTAAAATTGCGTTTTAATCAATTGCCGAAAGAGGATATTATTGATTTTTTGGAAAATATTGCACAAAAGGAAAAGTTGAACATGAGTCGTCATTCACTGGGACTCATTCAAAAGTTGTACAAATCGGATATAAGGAGTATGGTGAATTTTATGCAATCAAATCAAAATATGTATTCAGAACACAAAGACGAAGAAAAATTATTAAATATAATAGAGGATGATATATGGAAAAAATGGTATAATAAATTTTTAATGAATGAATCCTTTGAAAAATTATCACAAATTACACATCAAATATCCATTGCTTATAATATAGACAAAAAAAATATAATAAAAAATTTTTTGAATTATATTATTCGTAACAAAAAAGAAAGAATAAATCCCGAGTTTTTGAATTTTGTGGAAAATATTATGCATTTTCAAGATTGTAAAAATACCTATTTTATTAATTATTCATTATTGAATTTAAAGAAATACATTCAACCTTAGATATTTTTCAATTCACGAATCCACGAATCCACGAATCCATGAATCAATGAATCAATGAATCGACGAATCCACGAATCCACGAATCGACGAATCCACGAAACCATAATTTATCTTATTTTCTCGATCGATCCATTTCTACATGATGTAAATGATCATAACTTTTGAAACGTTTGTGTAATTTTTGTAAAAATTCATTGGGTGGAGAATTTTTGGTTGGATCAAATAAATGGGTAGAAGTATTCATCATTGGATAAGTATATGGTTTCTGTTCTATATTTTTGCTAAACTCTTGTCCTGGAGAGAATGATTTTTTATATTCAATTTCTATATTGTTTTTCATTTTTGGAATTAAAATAGGTAATGATTTTACAGAAGAATGAAGAATACACTTACCTGAAAACATTTATAGTGTAAACAAACAAAAAAAATAATTGAAATAAAATAATATAAAGAAATGACTTAAAGAAATTATGATAAACATACTTAAAGAAACGAAAATGTCTTGTTATTCGACACATTCTTCAACTATTTCGGTTGATGATGAATGGGAAAAATTTCTAAATAAAACCAATGAAGATGAGGATGATGAACTGGATAATTATAACAATACATGCAATAATAGTTATTGTGGCGATGATTCCTATTCTACCGATGTCGATGAAACGGGTTCTGTTATTGATTATCATGATGGAAATAATGAAACCGGGAGTGAGACAAATAAATTATTCCATGAAGAAAAATATATGAATTTAGGTGATTTATCGAATATGTCCAGATTATCATATAACGTGCCAATATCAAGTAATATACATATATCCACAAAATCAAAAATATCTTATTTGAATAGGGAAATTGATATAAAAAAGATCTTTTGGGAAATACCCATTATTCCTTATGAAAAACCGGAGATTGGAATAATCAAGAAACAAATCAAAATCAATTCGAATAACGAAGAGGAATTGAAAACTATACAAGAAAAATTAAATAAAGAAAAATATTATCAAGAACAAATCATTACAAGCATCAATAATCCTGCAGGTAGAATTAAATTCAAAGATATTCGTAAAATCAGTATTGGCATGTCAAAAAAAGATATTATAAATGGTCGTGCTAAAAAGAAAAGCGTATTTTACAATTGTTTTGTCATGATATTACGATTAAAAATAGACAATATATTCAAAGAGTATCATGTCAAAGTATTCAATACGGGGAAATTGGAAATGCCAGGCGTTCAAAATGACAATGTTTTCAAGGAAATATTAGCCTATATTATCAATATACTGCAACCTTTTATAGAAGAGGAAAAATTATTAGAATGCAGTGAAAAGAGTGATACGATTTTAATCAATTCGAATTTCAATTGTGGATTTTATATTAATCGTGAAGAGTTGGTGGATATTTTGAAATATAAATACAATATACATAGTATCTATGATCCTACCTCTTATCCGGGCATTCAATGTAAATTTTATTATGATCCCATTACAAAGACACATACGAGCGCAGGTTCAAAAGAATTGATAAAATCCAAAGAAATAGTAGAAATGTCTTTTATGATATTCAGAACTGGTAGTGTTTTGATAGTGGGAATGTGTGAAGAATATGTATTACATATCATTTATGACTTTTTGACGAAAATTTTGTCAACTGAATATTATCGCATATGTCAAAAAAATAATGGGAATGAGGAGATAAAAACTACTATAAAAAAACCAAAAAAAACGAGAAAAAAAAATATTCTTGTTTCTATTTTGCCGAGTATACAAGAAGTGGAAGTGGATGAAGAATCCGATATCTAAAGAATTTTATGAGGTTACCATTTTTGTTGAGGTATGGTAGAAAACAGATCTGTAGATAAAGAGTCGATTATTTGTTGTATTTGCGTTTCCTTGTTTTCGATGTTTTTGTATTTTAATAATTTGTTTATAAACAAAAAAATGTTATGAAAATAATATTCGCAATCATAATTGTTTTTTTCATCCAATTTGCATATTAATGATTCGATAAAACCTAGAGCCAATGAATTCAATTTAACATGAACCAGTTTTACACACAAAATATCAACATGTTTTAATAATATTTTTTTATCAAAAATAAAATCAAAATGACGAATACAATAAAAAATTGTATGTTTAATAATAGACAATTTTTTACTGCATTTTTCAAATTCTGTGCATGATTTCATATTTTGTCGAATTCCATTATTCAATTCAAATATGGTTTTTTTATATACATACATGCAAGCATCACGTGAATTCAATTGTAAAAACGATTCTTGATAATTGGTAATTTGTCCAATAAATTCAACATAGTAATAATATGCTTTTTGTGAATGGTAATACGTCATTTCCAAATTTTTTGTATAATTCAACAATATGGAAAATACATGAGAAATCGTTTCAAATCCTCGCATAATAATATATTTGTTATAATTCATTTCTTTCACGGAACAAGAGGCAATATTATCAATAATATAGTTTAAATATTCGACGACAAGAACATTATATTTTACCAATATATCGGTTTCAGAATACATTATTTTCTGTTTTATATTTTCAGGATCATCCAATGCATATAGTTGTAGATTTATATTGTCTCCATTATTTGAATTTGAATTCAATGGTGATTTTAATAATGAAATGTTTGACATGTATATATTTTCCAAACAAATAAATAAATATATTTATTTAAAAAAAGAATTTAAAGAAAAATACTATTTGTTATAATATAATTAATGTCTGCATTTGATAAAAGTTCACAATCGCAACAAGCGCCATCCGGTAATATTGCACCCACCTCTTCACCTGTTGATAGCACATACAGATTGCCATCAGATGCTACTCTCAAACATGCTACCAAATTGGCAATAGTAGAGGACAAACCTATTATGTTGGATTATTGGACATTTTCCTTGGAAAAGAAGACTCTCCTTGGAGTCAAGGAGAATGGAGAAAAGTTATTGGTGAAAGATGAAACAGAATATACAAGCACAATTGCTAAATTTTACAAAAGTGGACAAGATTATATTATCCTTACTGAGAATTCAATTTATCTTGTTTCAAGCGATATTCCAACACGCAGAATTGCCTAGAGATAGATATTTTTACTCTTTTTACTCTTTTTACTCTTTCAGTAATTTAATTTTGCGAATAATTTAATAGGGGTGGTAAACTTTGTATTTGTCTTGGACTAGGACGGAAAGGAGGTCTTAAATTACCAAAGTGTTGCCATTGTAATGAATTATAATAAACTTGGTTATTGAAAAAATCCAAGGGTCCTTGTGCTACTTGGGTTTGAAAATTATACCATAAATAATGAGTCACACCAATTTTGGGTGCCGTTCCCGCTTTCAATGTTCCCAATCCTGAATGTGTGTCTGCATGATTAATATAAGATTGAATGCTTCTCACGATTCGAGGTCTGCCTGCCATATAATATATATTATAAATAGTTATAATAAAATTATATAAAAAAATTGATTTAAAATGTTTTTGTAAAAAATAGTATCACTTCTAAACTATTTCAATGCGAATTTCTCCTTTCTTGATGTGTACGAGTTGCCCTTCTTCATTATTCCATCCAATTCATCCATCCAAAACATTTGTCACCAATATGAATATTCCAAGTTGCAAAAATTGTATCCATTATATTCCAGATGATTACAGCAATTATTCATCCAATAAGGGTAAATGTGCTCTGTTTGGAGAGAAAGATGTAGTCACAAATAAAATTCATCATGATTATGCAGATACTTGTCGTAGAGATCATACTAAATGTGGACTAGAGGGAAGATATTTTGAAAAAAATGAAAATGTAAAGTTAACAAAATTGTTTCACCTTTTGAAAAGAAATATGTTTTCCATTGTGAACTTGCTTATTGTTGGTGGATGTATTGTATTTGTAAATTCTGTATAAAAATTCTGTATAATTCAAAGTATATTTCTTAATGAATCGATTTTCTCTTTTTCTAATGTTAATGGAAAATCGATATGAAAATGAATAACTAAATTACCTGTGTGATTTTCTCTCGACAATCCCATATTGGGAATTATTTTTTTGAATTCAGGAGGAATAATATTTCCTGCTTGATTGTGGATCGTATACACTTTCTCATTAATGTATTTCAATTCAAAACTGAAACCACAAAGTGATTCTTTGAGAGAAATAGTTTTGTTGTAAACAAGATCCAATCCTTCTCTCTGCAATTCAGTTTCATTTTCTATTTTGATAAAGACTTTGATATCTCCTTTGCAATGTTGATTCAATACATTGCCTTCATCAGGAACCATGACAATCTCATTGTTGTCTACCCCTTTTTCTACTTTTACATAAATAGTTACACATTCAAATACTTTGTTGTCATTTTCAATGATCCATCTCTCAATTTCTAGAGGTACATTTGCACCATTTAATACCTGCTTCATATTGATTACCAATGTTTTGACAATAGGTGTAGGTTTTTGCATTTGTTTTTCAAAATGAAAAGGCATACCACCTGGAACAATACGAATGTTTCCATGGGGAAATCCATTCATTCTTGTTCCACCAACTATATTGATTCCATGTGGCATTCCCGGTCCCATCCCACCGAAAAATACATTGGAAAAAAATTCATGAATATCGGGTGGAATTTCATTTCCATCACTAAAAAATGAATTATTGGAACCATGGTCATATTGTTTTCTTTTTTCTTGATTTCCAAGAGTTTCATAGGCTTCATTGATTTTTTGAAATTTTTCCGTCATTTCTGGATTGCCTTGGGTTTTGTCTGGATGATATTTGAGAGATAATTTACGATACGATTTTTTAATTTCTTCACCACTTGCACCTTCAGGAACTTCTAAAATATGGTAATAATTTTCGCTATTTGACATAATAGTAATAACATAGAAATACTTATATTAAAAAATGACGAATATATTTATTCATGTAGGTATATATACGATTTTTATCTTCCTAGAAGAATATACAACATAAATACCAATAGAGTATGAATTTACCCATTGAAATTATCAATCGTATTTTGGTATATGTAGCAGAAATGTCAGACGATATGTATATTTTGCAGTATAATACAAAAACAAACAAAAGTTACTACAAATTAAACTTTTTATCACATTCATTACGGCATATTGATTTTGTAGTATCGATTAAAAAATTTTATCCATTTTATATTAGTAATCAAAACGAAAAGAAAAAATTAAATCTTTATCAACTGAAATACGTGTATATGAAATTGTTACGTGATCAAAAGGTAATCCACATTCAAAAATAATGTATACAAGAACCCAGTCGATACCGGGATACGAAACGGATACAGATGCGGAAAAATAAATATACTTTTATTGTAATATCATAATAAAAGTATACACCTATGGAGAATATGTTGTTTGTAAATAAATATAAACCCCTTTATTTCAAAGATTTTGAAAACAATGATAATATTATATCTATCTTGAAAACATTCATGGAAATGGAAAATTTGAATATTTTGTTTATATCTGATATTGGAACGGGAAAATCCTCTTTTATCAATGCACTCATAAATGAATATTACAAAGATGTTCCCCTCTCTCTGCAAAATGAAAATATTCTCTATATCAATAGCTTGAAAGAACAAGGAATCAATTATTATCGCAATGATGTAAAAACGTTTTGTCAAACATGTTCCCTCATTAAAAACAAGAAGAAAATAGTAGTATTGGATGATATTGATTTGATCAATGAATTGTCACAGCAAGTATTTCGAAATAGCATTGACAAATACAACAACAATGTTCATTTTATTGCTTCTTCTACCAATATTCAAAAAGTGATTGAAAGTTTACAATCTCGTTTGACTATTATGAAAATAAATTCATTGAAAAAGGAACATTTGTTGAAAATAATGAACAAAGTCATTGAACAAGAAAATATTCACATGACAGAAGAGGCCAAACATTTTGTGATTGATATTTGCAATAACAATGTAAAAATTTTATTAACCTATTTAGAAAAATTCAAATTATTGGCAGAACCGATTGATGTGGAAATATCCATGAATATTTGTTCCAATATTAGTTTTGCCATTTTTAATAAATATACAGAACATGTTAAAAAAAAAGATTTAAACTATGCGATTGACATTTTATATTCCATATATGACAAAGGATATAGTGCAATGGATATTTATGACAGCTATTTTTTGTTTGTAAAAACCACGTCTATTTTGACAGAAAATCAAAAATATGAAATCATTCCATTCATTTGCAAATATATCAACGTTTTTCATAATATTCATGAAGATGAAATTGAATTGGCCTTGTTTACAAACAATTTGATTACCTTGTTCTAGAGTCTATGAAGACAACATCTATACAAAATATATATTTTTTTTAGGTATATATATACATTTTTAGTAATGCATATATATATATGTCTTTGCAAATATTCAAAAATAAAATTCCCAATGAAATTTTGTTTGATTTGTTGGATGAAATCGCAGTAAAAAACGATAAATATTATGTATTCAATACGATTGCTTACAAAAAAGGCGTATTCAATGATAAAATCAATGATTTTGTAGAAAAATGCAAACCCTATTATCGTTTGTCCAAAATGAAATATGTAGAGAGAAAACCCACATATAATTCTATTACGACGATTATTCGACAAATTTGTAATTTCAACAAGATCAATTTTACCTCGCAAATCAAATATGACAAATCTACTTATGATATTGTTTATTATATCTATTTTTCATAGTATAACTACAAAAAATTGATTTGTTTTGTATAATGCAATAATATATATTACAAATATAATTATTATAACTATCATCAATCATGGATATAACTATCACACCGGATATATATACACCTAGTGTGGATGATACTGGTAAATACGTAGACAATATACCCAACATTACAAATGGGATGTTTTGTCCATGTGGTTCAAGAAAAAACAAAATGTATGAAAATACAAACAAGTTTGCGACCCATACCAAATCAAAATATCATCAAAAATGGCTTGTGAGTTTGAATCAAAATAAAGCAAATTATTATGTAGAGATGTTGAAAAACAAAGAAATAGTAGAAAATCAACAAAAAATTATAACACAACTAGAAAATCAATTGCGCAAAAAAGCATTGACTATTGATTACTTGACGGAACAACTTATAACCAAAACAATGCAACAACCCTGTAGTGTAGATCTATTGGATATCAATTAAATATCCATTGGATATCAATTAAAAACAACATAATAATAAATAAAATAAAAATGAAATGTTTCTCTAATACGTGCTTACGTCTTGTAAGAAATCATGATTGCTAATAGTTCGCAAGTTGTCTCCCAACATATTCGGTTGTTTCACCATATAGAGACCACTATTGTATCCATTATTGGTTTTACTATACTGCAACAAAGGTGTGGACCAAAACTGAATCCAAGGAGGTTGATTTGCCTTTTTTTCTTGCTCTTGTGTTTGCATACTGATTGATTCTATACTATATCCATCGGGAAAACAAGCCAACAAAATATATTTGCAAATAATAGAATTGCATTCCAATACCTGTTTGCAAGAGAGACGTGCAAACCATTCATAATTTCTGCGTGATAATATTTCTTCTGCAGGAATGTAAATACCATATGCGTTATTGTCCAAATCCAAATAATGATTGGAAAAGAGGACTTCTATCGTAATAGGTTCATCATATTTTTTCATTTTGATTCCCAATAATTTTCCGTCAACAATATTCACATATTGACGATGATTTTGAATCCATCGATTAAAATCACCTAGAAACACCGATTGTGCAGTAAAATCACTAGATATATCTTGTTGCATAAATTGGATCAGTTTTTCAATAATAGGAGATTCTTTGGTAGCTGCGATAAATCGAATGTCTGGATAATATTCATGTGTGGTAGAGGTGACATTTCTATCAATATTCTCTCCAACAAGGATTTTTCCATTGGCAGTAGAAGATTGATACAATCCAATCAAATCCTTGAAACAGAGGAAAGAAGGAGGAACAACGAACCCGCCATATTTGTAGAGAAGTCTCATGAGTGCAAGATTTCGCATATTGGAGAGAATAGGATCAGAGATACGTGACAAATCAA